ATCGAGCACCACGCCGCCGCCGGTCAGCAGCCGCGCCTTGCCGCCGTTGATGACCAGCAGATAGCTGTCGGAGCCGGTGTAGCGGAACGGGATCGGCGCGCTCGCCTCGTCCTCGTTGCGCAATTCTATGACAAAGCGTGTGCCGGGCCGCCGCGTCACGCCGCCCTCGTACAGCACGATCATGTTTTCGCAGATCTTGAGTTGGGTCTGCGTCAGCGCCAGATCGCTGCGCGCCCGCAGCGGCGGCGAGCTTTCGCCGCCGGCATAGGTGGTGCGCTCGATGGTCTGCGCCTGCGTCATCCACGGCCCCGGATGCCGCCGATCTCGCGCGCGCGTGTCCACGACGTCGAGCGCGACACCTGGCCGCGCGAGCCTTCGCGGGCATCGGAAGTCGCGCCAGCGTCGATTTTCCTGTCTGCGAGCGCCGCGGCGCGATCGGTCGTGGTCGAGGAACGGCCGAGCAAGGGCCCAAGATATTCGCCGAGTTGGCCGGCAAAGCCGACCAGGAATTGAGGGTCCCACAGCGCCACATTGGTGACGCGCTTGGTGTAGCGCACCAGCGGGCTATTCAGATTTGTCACCAGCACCACTTGCTCGACATCGACGCCGGCAAGCTTGATGGTTTCGTTCTGGACCTTCCACTCGTCCTCGTCCGCTTCGTCGATTTCGCGGACCTTGAGGCAATCCGGCGGCATCGGGTAGCGGTTTTTCAGCGGGCCGGCCGAGGCCGTGGTGTCCATCGCCGGCTGTACCCACGCGCTGGCGAAATTCCAGTCCTCGCGGCGCAGCACTTCGTCCCGCGCCACGCCAAACCAGTTCCGGCACGCCTCGGCGACAGGCTGATCGAGCTCGGCCATATCGCCGATCGGCGGCTCTTTGATGAGCCCCAAGGCGAGATTGGCCGCGGCCGTCTCGGTGGTCGCGCGAGGCGTGTCGGGCATGGCTTAACGCGATCCTTTCAAAGAGCGGGAGCGCGGCCTTACGCAAAACCGCTACACACTTTTGCTGGCCGCGCTCTGAGCTATCAGGCGCCCTTGAAGTAGTTCAGGAACAGATTGGCGACGACGGTTGCGGTCGAGGCCGCATTGGCGGTGCCATAGACTTCAAGGTTGCCGCCAGGATCGGACGCCAGACCGGCGAGTTGCCACGCGCGTTTCATCTGGTTGGCCGCCGTGGCGATGCCGGAGCCGGTCGCCGCCGCCAGCGTGCTCGATCCAGCGAGGTGGATATCCTGGCCGTTGACGATGCAATCGGCCACCAGCGCGGCGCCGCCGTTCGGATAGCGCAGGCCGATGTCGAAATCGGTCACGCCGGTTGCCGCGGCAAACGTGAAAACCGACGTCGGATCGAGAATGCAGTTCGACGGGATTTCGCCGAAGCGATAGATCGACGCGATGCTGTCGCCGTTGGTAATGGCGATTGACGACACCATGGTGCGATTTTCCGCCGCCGCGAAAATACCGTCGATGGCCTTGAGCGATGCCGGATCGCGTGAGCCGGTGCCATAAACGGCGACGACACCCATGGCAACGTAGGCGTCGCCGGCAAGCGCCCAATTTGTGGCCGCTTGGTGGACATGCAAGGCATCGCCCATGAAGGCGATGGCGAGCCCGGCCGCGAAGCAGAGGCCGAGAGCGCGGGCGAGTGACGATTTCATGACAGATCTCCGTGATTGTGTTTCGACTTGATTTGAACGCGGACGCGGGGCACGGGTGGCCCGGCGGGATTGCCGCCGGGCCGCGCGTTTATTTCTTGTTGAGGATCTTCACCACCTTATAATCTTCGGTGCGGGTGGCGCCGAGCCATTGCTCGGCCTGCGGATGCGGGCGGTTCATCTTGTCGGGCCGCAGCGGAATGTCCGAGCGGAACGGCGAGAATTCACCCCACATCAAGCCGGACTGGCACCACAGCGCGCTGGTGAAGGTCGAGCCATCGTAGTCGGCTTCAGCGGCGTCGCCATCGGCGACGATGATCTCGATATCCAAGATGCTGCGCACTTGCTTGCCTTCGAGCACAGCCTTGTCGCGATAGTCCTTGTTGACGTAAACCAGGTCGCGATAGAGTTCTTCCATGCCCTGCGCGTTGGTTTTGGCAAACAACTTCTCGGTATCGATATCGACCTGACGCGCCTGCATCAGCCGTACGCCGCGGATCAGCTTGCGCACGTTCATGCCGATGGCCGTGGTGTCGTCGGTATTGCCGATGCCGACCGTCACGGTGTCGCCGGCCCAGGCGGAGGTGGTGCCGCCGTCCTGGCCGATCTTGCGCGCGCCGAAGGTGGCGCCGGCAAGGATGCTGTCTTTCTTGCGCACCATGCCGGCGGCGCCGGCCTGGATGAACAGAGATTGCGGGTCCATCACGTTCTTGATGGCGTCCTCGATCTCCATCAGTTTGCCCCAGGCGATTTGCCGCGGCTGCACCCACACCGGCTCGACCTGGCTGTCGATATCCGGCGTGTCGGCTTTGCGGCCGAGATCGACGACGGCCGCGCTGGCGCCGTAGAGTTCGACCATCTGCATCAGCCGGCCGCTAAGGCCGGTTTTGTAGGTAAATGCGCCTTCGAGCTTGCTGCGCTTCTGTTGCAGCGCGAGCTCCATGTTTTTCTGAAAGGTGAGTTTTTGTGCGTCGCTAATGGGTCCCATGATGGGCCTCCGATCGAAACGATGAAATTTTCGGGTTCGTTTCGGTCGGGTTACGGGTGCGCTCGCGCGCACCGGCCCCGCCTATCGTTTAACGCCTGCAATCGGCGGCGCGGCTTTCGCGCGGGTCAGCCGGCCCCGCCGGGAGAGCGGCGGGTTACGGGCGGATGCCGGGCCGCGCCACGCTTTCGCGTCATTGGCGCGGCCCTCTCCTGGAAATTACGCCGACAGGCTAACGCGCTCCGGCGCGCGTCAACCGCCGACCTTGACGACATCGGCGCCCCCGAAATCCGGCGGCGCTGCGCGGGCTGCGGAGACGAAGCGCTGGACCTCGATTTTCAGCAGCCATTCCGAGCCGGTGACGCGATACACGGCATCGGGCACGCAATAAGGCTTGTCGAAAAAACGGTCGCCTTCGGTCACTTCGTAATGACCGGCGCGAGCCGCCTCCGGCACCGAGCCGCAGAAATCGGCGTTGAGCGCCCGCATGATGGCTTCGAGCGAGCCGGGCACCGGAGCCGGCAGAACGCTTTTCGGCGGCTCGGCGGGTTTGGCAGGCTTGGCAGGGAATTTCGCCATGATCTTGCTCCTGTGCTGTCCTGTTGCGGTTGCAATCGTCAGCGCGCGCGCGCTTGCGCGGCCGACAGGCGGTTGATGAGGTTCTGGCGTTGCGCGATCAGATCATCACGCTGCGCATGACGCGGATCGGCCATCGCATCCTTGAATGCCTGGCTGGCCTCCAGCTTCTTGAGTTCGGCATCGAGCGTCGCGGCGCTTTCTCCGACCCCGCCGCCGCCGGTATTGGCGACAAGGTTTTCCTCGCCAACCATTTCGCCGACCTTGTTGAAGTGCTCCAGCAACCAAGGACCGCCCATGACCTTTTCGAGCGCGGCACGCTGATCAGCGCCGATGCCGAAAAACGTCACGGCGCGGTTGGCAATTTCGGTCTTGCGCGTCTTGTCGGCGCCCCACTTGGTATCGAGCGCGGTTTGCAGTTCGGCTTGCGACTTCGCGCCCTTGACGGCGGTTTGGTCGATCAGATCCACGAAATACTTGAAACCGTCCTCGTAAATACCCTGAGCCTGCGCCAGCGGCACCTTGCGCGCGTGTGCGCTCTTGGCGATAGCCTGCTGAAACCCCTTGTCGATGATGATGCCTTCCTTGACGTCTTTCGGATCGGCGATCACATATTTTTTTTCATCCGCGACCCAGCCCAGCTTTTCCCAGCCATTCCAATCATTCAGTTTTGCCGGGTCCGGTATTTCGAGCACGTTGCGTGCGCTCGCCATCTTGTCGGAATTCACCGCCGATTTCACCAGCGTGTTGAAATCGGGGAAATTGCGATCGGTGAGAAACTTGGCCGCGTCGGCATCGGGTTTGAGCGCAGCAAACCACGGCTCGCCGCCGCCCTGCTGGCCGCCGCCCTGCTGGCCGCCACCTTGCTGGCCGCCACCTTGCTGGCCGCCACCTTGCTGGCCGCCGCCTTGCTGGCCGCCACCTTGCTGGCCGCCACCTTGCTGGCCGCCGCCACTTTCGTTGGCCGCCTCGAACGCTGCGCCCGATAACAGATATTTTCTCAGCATGTCCATGGTTACTGCTCCTGCTTGGGTTTACTTTCGATCAAACTATGCAGCGTGTCGTGATCGGCACCCGCCAATTCCACGATTTCCAGCGCCAGCAAGCGCCGGCCTTCGTTCACGCCGTCGCGAAATACATCGCCGGCCATACGGCGCGGCGCCGAGTACAGATTGCCGCGCAGCGCAATGTCGGCCAGCGTGTATTTGTGGATGCCGCGATAGCCGTTGAGTACCGTGTGGCGCTTGGTAACGCTGAGCCACGTCTCACGAAACCAGATCACCGGCTGAATTTTCAGGTCCCCGATCATCGGCGCGCGCCACGGTTATCGGCCAGCGTCTTGGCCTGCTGCGCGTGGCTCATGGTGGCGATGACGTCGGCCATCTGCCCGGCCTGCTCGACCTTCGCTTGCTGCTGTTGCTGCGCGGCGCGGCCCTGGCGGATCTGCGCCACTACGCGCGGGTCGCGCGCCACGGACGGTACTTCGGTCATGGCGTCGGCGGTGACCGACGCGATCACATCGACGTCCACGTTGTCGAGAATGTCCGGCTGCTGGTATTCGCTCGCCAGTCGGCCCATTTCATTGGCCCAGCCGAGCACGCCCTGCGCCTTGGCCTGTTTCTGCACCTTGGCGAGTGGCGAGACGTATTCGATATCGAGGCGGCCTTGCAATTCCGGCGGTGGCGGGCCGACAAAGGCATCGAGTTGGCCGCTACGCTGGAGAATGCGGAAACGCCGCGCCATGAACGGCGACAGGCCGTTGTGCTGGATGCGGACAAGATTGGGCGCCATCAGCTTGAGCATTTCCGACTGGAAGCCGGTAAATTCCGTCGCGGTCATCTGCGGCCGCTGCACCAACTGCATCAGCGTGTAGTAGAACGCCGCGCGCATGGCGTTGCGCTTCTGCTCGGACTTGCCCTCGACGCCGCGCAAATCCTGCTGGCGTTCGAGAATTTTAACCAGCGCGTCGCCCTTCTCGCTCACCGAGCCATCGAGCACGGCGTTCGGCACGATGTCGGCGGCGGTCAGCGCGGTTTCGCTGCGCACCAGGATCGGCGGCTCGGCGGCGAATTGATGCGCCACCAGGCTCGATCGCTCCATTTCGTTGAGCGTGGCGGCATCGGGCCGCGCATTGTGGCCGGGCCCGGTGTCGTAATCGCGGCCGTCGCGCGTGTTCCAGCCGATGGCATTGTACGGCATTTCCCAATAGCCGCGCGGCCGCCACAGCGATTTGAGATCTTCCGACCAATAGTACGACAGATACGGCAGATTTTGCGCGCTGATGCGGCCTTGTTTGTAATCGCGGTTGCGGCAGACCGTGTGAACTACGGTGTAGCTGCCGTCCTCGCGCAATTGCGCCGGATCATAGTCGCCGCGCTCGAAAAATCCTGCGAGTTGCTTGCCGGTGCGCTTGTAGCGCAGGTCGAAATCCGAGACGCGGCCCACGGCATCGCGCTCGACGTAGCATTGGCCGACAGCATGAGCGCGGTCGCTGATCGACTGCTCGCCTATCATTTCGATCTGGCTGAAATAGCCGTTGCCGAACACGCCGAGATTGGCGAACCACGCCGGCACTTGCGTGTAGAAACTGGACACGCCGGGCGACAGCGACGAATACAGCAGATTGGTGGCGCGGTAGAGCCAGTCCTTGACCGGCCGGTAGCGCGCGCGCTCCTCGTCCTGCAAGGTGAGCTCGAACCAGCGGTTGGCCGGGTTGGTCAACTGGCCGAAAATACCGCCCTGGAAGGTATCGACCGCATAGAGCCCGGTGCTGTCGAACAGTTCGGCGTCGTCGCGGTTGCGATCGGTCAACTCGAAATCGGCATCATCGGGCCGGAACAGTTCGGCGAGTTGCCGCCATGTCGGCTCCTCGCGGCGGCGGATGGTGCGCCGGCGCTCGTGATCCTTGGCGAGATCGTCGCGGCTGTACATCAGGACCCGTAGGCTTGGCGGTAACCGACAGTCGGCGTGCTTTGGGTGAATTGCGCGAAGCCGCCGGACGAAAGCTGTTCGCGCAGTTTCTTTTCGGCGGCGCGGCGGGCCGCCTCGCTGTCGCCGGCGGTGGCGGCGGCGGCATCGGCGGCGGCCTGTTTCTTGCTGGCAAGAGCGTCGGCGGCGGCCTGCTCGACCGCGGCCTCGGCGCCGCCGGTGCCCGGCGGGGTGAATATACGGCGAATGGCTCCGCCAAAATCGCACATGGTCCGGCTGCCCCTGATCGAGTGCTGGAGGGCTTAACCTACCCTTGCCGGCGCGGCGTCAATCGCCGGGCGCCAGACCGCGTTGACCCAGCCCCAATAACCAAAATCCTCGCCATTGTTGCCGTAGGCGCGCGCGAGGCCTTCGCAGGCAAAGCCGAGGCCGTGCAGCCAGCGCGCGGACGCCGCATCTGCCGCGCCGGTGAATTCGACGCGGCGGAATTTTGTCATCACGTCCGGCACGAAAACGCGATGCCACCAGCGATGCGCCGGCAAGGCGATGGCCGGGAAACCATCATTGGCGATGAAAATCATGCTGCCGCGGCCGGGCGCCGCCGGCAGCACGCCGACCAGTAGCGCGGCGGCGGCATCGTCGCCGGCCAAAACATGCAAACCGGCGATTTGCGGCGCGGCCGCGATCAGCATGTCGGCCAGCGCCGCGCGGTCGGGCACGAAGCAGTTGCCGAAGATTTCGAGCGCACTCGCCGCCCGCATGGTCAAAACGACATGGCGGATGAGGTCGGGGCTGGCGGCGGGCAGTTTCATCGCGCCGCCGCCCGGCGATGCGGATTGTAGCGGCCCGTGGCGCGCGCTTTCTGGCGGGCTTCCATGAGCTCCTGCTGGCGATCGGTCTTGCGCTTGCGCGTCACCGCGCTGCCGCACTCCAGCGCCGCCGCCATCAAGGCGTCCATGATGTGCGTGCTAAAATCCTTGGCGATCGAACCGCGATCGGTGGCGCCCTGATTTTTGATCTGGTGGTAGCGATACGAGCCGTTGAAGCCGCGGCGCAGCACCACGCATGACGGGTCCAGCAGGATCATCGGCTTGCCGGCCTTAATCACCATCTTGTCTTTGATGGCCTGATGCCGGCTGTCGAGATTATTGGTGCGCGCGAGATTAACCTCGCGGCCGAGATATTTCGACAGCTTTTTGCGGTCGGAACCATCGGCCGTGTCCTCGCCTGACTTCATCGACGGGTCGCAATAATCGTCGAACTCGCAATCCTTGAAGCGCTGCGCTTCCAGCGTCGCCATGCGCTCGGAAAGCTCTTTCATGCCGCCACGCTCCAGTGGCACTTCGGCGTAGATCCTCACCTGGCCGTCCGGCATTTCCTGCATGTAGCAGGCCGCCGGCGTCAGGCCGCCGTCCTCGCCGATCAGCACCGGCAAATTTGGGTCCGGCACCAGCGTTTCGGTCGCCAGCATGGCGCGATCGTCCCACAGCGGGCCGTCCTCATTGGCGAACGGACTGTCGGTATCCATGCGAAAACCGGGCCGGTTGTGGACGTTGATGTTGACCCACCATTTTGGATAGAGCTTCATCAGGTTGTGGTAGTAGCCGCGCCCGACGACATGGATATTTTCGGCGTCCGGGTCGAGGCCGCCAGGCTGATTAAACAGCACATAGCCCGGCTTGGTTTTTTCGTAGAAATCGCGGTACAGCCACGACAGCGGCGACGGCGCGTTCATGTCGCCATAGATCTTGCCGTAGACAAAATCGGCCGGCATTTCCGGGTAGAGCAATTCGCGCGGCGGGTCGCGGCCCACCACGGCGCCGAGCCACATAAATAATTTTTCCGGCAAAGTATCGATCTGGTTGAGAAGCACATCGGTGCTTTCATTGCCGAGCGTGTCGTCGCTGTTGGCCTGATCGCCGAATGCGCGGAAGCGCACGATAATCTCGATCGGGCCGAACTCATCATTAAAACACAACACATGCGTGGCCGGGTGCGGCTTCGAGCCGTTCCACTTCGAGCCAGGCAGATCGGCCGGAAAAAGTTTCCACCACGACGATATTGCGGCGTCCCAAATGTTGGTGTACTTTTCGCGCCAGACGCTCACTGCATAGCGCCGCACCCCGTCTGCACCGGGACGAATGCCTTGGCCTTCATAAACAACTTTTTTGAACGTCACCGTCGTTTTGGCCGAGCCGCGCGGCCCGACAATCACGCCGACCGGCACGCTCGACAGCAGATAACGATCCGCAATCGGGCCGGGAGAGCGCGTGAAATCGACGCGAGAGCCGGGCGTGTAGGATTTTCCGAGCGCTTGTGCTTCGCGCCGCTCGCCTTCGATAAACGCTTCGCGCATTTCCGGCCGCGCCGAGACGTCGCCGCCGCCGGCCACCACGTCGATCGAGCGCAGCACGTTGCCGTGCGGATCGGCGCCGCGCAGATGCTCCCGCAGAGATCCGAACGGTTGAGGGCCGCCCGTCATGACGCGGCCCTCACCGTTTTTGCGCGCGCGTAATTTTTGGCGACGGTCCTCTCCCCGCGCCCCTGTTGAGGCCAGAAAATTTTTCCGCGACCTCGACCCCGATCAGCACCTCGTACACGCTGACATGGGACACACCGGCGAAGTCTCAGCCGAGCACCGGCCGGAGGCCGCGCGCGCGATTTCCGGTGGTACGGGTGGCGCGCGAGTGGGGGGGGTGGTCGCCGCGCGAAGGCGTCGCCAGGTCGCGCCGGCCGGGCAAGCAGGAGCTCCACCCGGCCGGCGCGCCGACCACCTGCCGCTGCACGGCGAGGCGCGTTGCGCACCCGCCCGGCCGGTGATTTCGGATCAGCGGCCCAAGCCGCCGAATGTCTTTTTGTTTCCATCACTTAGCACTCCCGTGAGACTGGTCATCATGAGACTGCGGCGGAGCCAATGCCGAAAGCCCTTGATTTTGCTGCATTTCTCGCGCGATGCGCTCGCGCGCGTCCCAGGGCGTTTCTCCGCTGTTAACCGTGATCGCCTGGCCAGCGACGACGAATTGCATGAACGGCACCGCCTGGCCCTGGTCATCGACGAATGCCAATTTAGCGTGCAAATACGGGGCTAATTCAGATTGCAGGATCCGCCACTCGCGGAACGCCTCGATCTTGGTGCAGCCGAGCTCGGCGGCCAGCATGTCGGGCGGCACGATCGCGTAGCGCATCAGGCTCGCCAGCGGCGAAATCCCCTTACCTAACAACCAGTTGCGGAACTCGCGCGTGGTCAAGTTCTGCGCGCCAGGCGGCCGGCCCGGCCCTTGCCGGCGCTCGATCTCGCGCTGCATCGCCGCAGCCTTCTCGGCGCCGCCGCGCGAGCGCAGCGGCACCGAAAACATCGCCAGTTGTGCGCCTTTCGCGGCCGCGGCCTGCGCTTCAAATTCGGCGCTCGCCTCGCTCACGAGCTCCCGCACAATCGCGCCTTTCGCGGTGTCGCTCACGTCCAACCCCATGAATAAACGGGATTATTTAATCGGTCGCGCGCGCCAGCGCGCCAACAGCAGCAAGGTGGCTGCACCGTGTCTGCCTTAGTGTCTATAGATAACATATTGAATATATTCATCTTTTATCATTTCTAGACACCTAGACACCAAGGCACCCGCTGCGCTCCCGCGCGCACGCGCGCGCACGCGAGAGCCTGCTTAATGGTGTCTAGGTGTCTGCTCCTGCTTTCCAGCTGCTCGATCAGGCACCTAGGCCAGACACCCGGTGTCTTGGCGGTGTCTTAGGTGTCTAGCCCCCGCGCCCGACAGGGCAGCACAGCAAACCTGGCACGGTTTTACCCTCGTCAATCCTGTTCGCATGTGTGGTGACAAGTGCGCGGCTCGCATGAAGCACGAGCGCGATAGCGCGAGTGGCGAGGGTCGCGCGCCGAATATCTTTTCTACCCAAATGGGCGAGGGGAAATAGAAATAGATTGCGATAAGATCGAGCGAGGGATTGAGAGCATCGCGCCTGGCGCGCGCCGCCGATGTTGCTCACGTCATCCACAACACGGCTTGACCACGCCGCGCCGATTGTCGGCGCGGCCCCAGCCACGGACAGCAAAAATGAGCGAGCGCGCTGATATAAAAAAAAGCCGCGCTTGACGACGCGGCCCTTGGATGGAGCGATTACAATTGACGGTGAGATCTACTGGCGGATTTTATTTGCGACGAAGCTACTCCGCCGCCTCTCTCCTGAATTCGTCCGCTCCTCGAGGCGCGACATCGCGCGGCGCAAAATTCGCCGTCACCAAAGCCTCGGCCATGACCGGCGACACCGAGTTGCCAACCATGCGGCCCTGCTGGTCGCCGGTGATCCGCTTCATGTTGGTTTTTCCGGTGCGCTTCTCCACACGCGGCACGTCCAGCTCGATGATGTAGCCAGGCGGGAAGCCTTGCGCGTTGAAGCGCTCGCGCGCGGTCAGCATTCGCATGCCAATATCGACGATCTGATACTCGATGCCCTGCACCGTAACGATGCCGATGCGGTCGGTTGTATCGATCGTCGGCAGCGGCGCCGCCGGCGTTGCGAGCTGGCCTCCGTCGCGATGGTATTTTATCAGGAACGCCCGCACCTCGGCAATGTGCTTGCCCTGTGCCGTGATTGTCGGCACCGGAGCCTCGATCGCCGAGGCGCGGCGATCGCTGCCCTTAAGTGTCATCAAGCCGGCTGACACCACGGCGTTGTGATCCTGCGCCGTAATCGTCGAGACAGGTTCGGGCATAGGCGAGCCCGGCCGCTGGCCGGCATCGCCGTAGTGCTTCGCCAGGAACGCGGCGCAAAGGCTAATGCGATTGCCTTGCGTCGTTATCGTGCGGGCCGGCTCATCGGCTCCGGCGGCCGGCTTCTCGCCGTGATTGTTCTGCACCAGCACGGGCGCAATCAGCGACGCTTCATTGCCGGCCGGCACCACCACCGGCATCGGTTCCTCGATCGAGCGTGTGCGCGGCTCTTGGCCTGCCCGCTCGCCGTAGCGCGGCACCATGAACGGCGTCACCAGGCCGAGCGGCGAAGCGCCGCCAGGATGATCGTCGGAATGCGCCGAGGTGATGGTGTGCAAAGGCTCGCGCGCGTCGTGGCCGGTCGATTTACCGTTGAACTTGGTCACAAATGGCGTCACCAGCGCGTGCTCGCCGCGGTGCGCCGTTGTTTGTGTGCGCAGCGGCTCCTTTATTCCGTTCACCCGATCATCGCGCGCGTGCGTAATCGGCACGATGAAAGGCTCGGCCGCGTTGATGACGTAGCGATCTATGCCCTTGGCAATGCGCGCCATCGTGTTCGGTTTGAGCGGCCGGATGACGCGGATACGGTGATCCTGCCAGAGTTGTGCGACTTCGGCCGGCGTCAGGAAGATCGACGGGCAAGGCAGTGACCAGTCGATGATCTCTGCCGCGGCGCGCCAAGGCAGCAATCGCCCCGACTTGACCGCCTCGGATTTCGGATCGCCATGCGTCGGCGCCGGCCAAACGATCGGCAGGCCGTCGCGCCTGGCGATCAGGAATAGCCGTTTGCGGATGGTCGGCGCGCCATAGTCGCACGCGCGCAGCTCGCGATGCTCGACCTGGTAGCCGAGCGACTTGAGCTTTCCGACCCAACGTCGGAACGTGAAGCCTTTGCGATCGGGGCAAGGCCGGCCGTTCGCGCCGAGCGGTCCCCAGGTCGCAAATTCCTCGACGTTTTCCAGCATGATGACGCGCGGCTGCACCAGCCTTGCCCAACGCACCACCACCCAGGCCAGATCGCGGATTTTCTTTTCGACCGTCTTGCCGCCTTTGGCTTTGGAAAAATGCTTGCAATCCGGCGAGGCCCACAGCAGCCCGACCGGGCGGCCGGCGCAAGCCTCACGCGGATCAACCTTCCAGATGTCATTGGAAAGGTGCCGCGTTGTTGGATGGTTTGCCAGATGCATCGCCAGCGCGATCGCATCGTGATTGATCGCAATGTCGGGCGCGCGACCAACAGCCAATTCGATACCGGCAGATGCTCCGCCGCCGCCGGCAAAACTATCGACGATGATTTCGTGCATGCCACCCTTACCTCTCCGGCGCTTCTCTATATTTCCGCATCACGATCAGCGTGCAGCGCTCTTGCTCGCCGCCGACCAGAACGCGGTTGACGTGCTTGTCGGTAATCATGATGCCGGGCAGCGGGCATTGCCGCAGCGCGTCGCGCCAGCCGCCGCCCGCCCAATCCGTCTCGCTTAGCAGCCGCTTGAGTTTTGCGTGCGCGTTCGGCACCGCCAGCAGCCAGCCGTCGTCTTTCATGAGGCCGAGCTTTTGCCCGGCGGCGTCCGGTGAAATATCGAGCGCCGCCGCCAGTTTGGAAATCACCACTTCGGCGTGGACGATGCCGAGCCCGCCGGCGGCGAGATCGCGCATTGCTTCGGCGCGGCCGTATTTCTTGTCCTCCGCCACGCCGACGCGCTCGCCCTCCTCCAGATCGGCAATGCACTGGCCGACGCTGGCGTGGCGGCCGCCGCGCCAGGCGTCCGGCTGGCCCTGCAACAGCGCCTTAACCATCTTGCGCCAGTTCGCCATGGCGTCCTCGATCTCAGGCAACAGATCGGCCGACAAGTGCTCGGTCCACCAGCCGAGATCCTCGGTCAGCCGCACGTCGAGCTTTTCTGCGGCATCGGCGCCGAGCAGCAAATCGGCGCACGCCACCAGCGTGCCGTAGGTCTTTTGGCCGCGCGCATCGTGGCCGCCGGCGGCCAGCGCGCGCATGTATTCGGCGCGCGTCTCGTGAAAGCGCGGCCACTCGCGCATCAAATGCGCCAGCACCATGCGGCCGCAGGCATCGGCGTCGATCGAGGGCGCTTGCGTCTGGCCCTCTTTCAGCGGCCACAGCCGCAGCGCCGCCACGCGGCTTAAGTCCTGCGCCTGGTGCAGCGGATTGTTGATGGCGGAAAACAAAAACGCCGAGCGCATCTGGAATTGGCTCGCCATGCCGTCCGAGCCGCCGCGCCGGCCGATCGCGCCGCTCGACGCATCGCGCATCAGTTGCACCACGTTCTGCACCTTGCGCATATCGGTGCCCGGCTCCAGTTCGTCGAGCGCTACCGGCCGGGTGTCCTGTTTCATCGCCTGATAGATGCCGGCGGCGCTGGTGTCGGCGGAATGAAACAGCGCCTCGCCGAATAGATCGCGCAGGCCCTCTTGCAGCGAGCTCTTGCCGGTGCCCTTGTCGCCGAGCAGGATCACGGCCGAGCGCCAGTCGAGCGCGCCGCCGAGATAAGCAACGCCGATCCAGCCGAGCATCAGCAGCGGGTCGATCAGCGGCCGCGCCCACGGCCACAGCCGCAGCGTTTCCAACAGGCTCACCGCCGGATTGTCGGCCGGCTTGATTTTCTCGGTCCAGGGCGAGGGCAGCGCGGTGAAGCGCGGATAGAAAAAACCCTCGTGCAGTCCGGTTTCCATGACCACCGGGCGGCCCTTGCCTTGGTCGAAGGTCCACAGTTCCTCGCCGGCGTGATAGATCAGCCCGCCGCCTTTGGTGAGCCACATGCCGCGGCCGCGCAGCTTGTCGGACGGCGAGAACAGGCCGCGCCGCGAGCACGCCAGCATCAACGCCGAGCGCGCCTTGTCGTCGTCGAAACTCTTGATCGGCGGCGGCGCCGGCTTTTCGCCTTCCTTCGGCGCCGCGGCGCGGCCATAGCGCGGCCATGCCCACTGCGGCCAGTTCGGTGTCAGCGCAAACAGCCCTTGCATGCCGGCATGCGACAGATCGCCGGCGATCATCGAGCGGAATTGCCCGGCGCTGTCGATCAGGTGATAGAACTCGCCCTCGATGCCGAGCGGCACCACCGGGCACGGGTCCTCGCGCGGCAGGCCGAGATTGTCCGGCGTCCACTTACCTGGCGGCGTGCCGTCGCGCGCCTCGCGCGGCGGCGGATCGTCGCGCCGGCGTTTCTGCCGGGCGAGATCGCGCGCGGCGTCCGCCATCGACACCACATTAGCGTCGGCGCCGCCAGCCAGCTTGGTGGGCTTGTCCGTCACGCGGCCCCGCGCAGTGTGTCGTTGAGATCCTTGCCGTGCATGGCCGCGACTTCCGCCACCGGCCGGCCGGTCGCTTCCAGCGCCGCCTTGGCGCGCTCGAATTGCTCGACCGCCTGCGGTTTGAGCCAGTCGTTTTGCCGATGCACGATGATGCTGTCGCAACATTCCGGCAGCACGTCCGCCAGCGCCGCCAGATTGGACAGCGAGATCGCCGCCCAATAACGATGCTGCGGCGCCGCCAGTACGCCGGAATAGCCGTCCTCCCAGCCTTCGGTGAACACGAAGGTTTCGCGCAAGCCGGCGGCGTTAGCCTCCGCGATCGACAGATTGCTCTCGCCGCGCCACAGCGGGATGACGAGCCCGGCCGTCGCTGGCCAGCACTTGCGCGGCGGCTGCACGGGCGCCTTGTCGAAGCCGTCCTGCGCCAGCCAGACGCGATGAATGGCCTTGATAACGCCCTTACCATCCTCGGCGGAAAAATCGACGCACGGCGCCACAATGCACGGCCAGAAACTCTCCTGTCCGTTGTGCTTGTCTTGTCTGTCGCGGCTTTGCCAGATGTGCTTTTCGTGCTGCAGGAAATGCAGAATATCCGGTTGCCGCCGCCCGCCGCGCGGGCCCTTCGGCAACAGATCAAAATTGAGCCCGCGCGCCTCGATCACGTAGCGCAACGGAATGGCGTGGCTGTAGATCTCCGGCGCTTCGATCCAGATCTGGCGGGCGCGACCTTGGTCGCGCGCGTCCTTCTCGGCTGCCTCTTTGTTAATGACCGCCTGACGCTGGCGCGAGGCCGCGTCGTCGCGCGCCCGCTGCGCCGGATCGATGCGCGCCAGCCCGGTAAACTCCAGCAGAAAGCGGCGCGCTTCCTTGCGGCCCTGCCCCGGCAGGCTCGACCAGCATTTCAGATGCGCAACAATATCGATGACGTCGCCCTTCTCGCCGGTGCCGTAGTCTTTCCACGCGATCTGCCCGCGATGCGTCCAGATGGCGAACGACGGATTGTTGTCCTTGCGTACCGGCGACGACATCAGGATCAGACCCTTGCCGTTCGGCCGCTCCTTGATGCCGAGCGCCAGCAGCAATTCAGCGCCGCGCGCATTGGCCGCGGTCTTGATCTGATCGATGGTCGGGCCGGTGTATTGCGTCATGATCTTATTTTTGGGCGAGGACAAAAGCAGTGCGCAAAAACGAGCGCGGCGACGCTTAGGACAATCCACACAACGTAGAAGATGGTCGCCCCATCGCGGATATAGTTTGCCGCCGCCAAAATCGTCGCATTTATGCTCAGTACGAAAAACAAATTCATTTTCTCGGCAACCTTTCCCGCTCGGCCAATTGCTGCGCGCGCGCAATCGCCAGCGTCAGTTGATGCGCGGCTTCTTTCAGATGCTTGGCGGCCTTGGCGTGCTCGCCGAGCGCGGCGTGCATGCCGCCGAGGATGATCTGGTAGAAAATCTCCTTGAGCATCGGCGCAATTTGCGCCGGCGGCGCTTGCGTTCCCTCGACGTTGGCGAGCTCAGCGCATTCCCGCAGCGCCGCCTGGCCGCGCGCGCGCGTCGGTTCGATGCCCTGCCCGAAGCCCGGCCCGCGATCGGTTATGTTAAGCGCCATTGCAGCCTCCCCTCATGTCCGCCGCGAAGCGGTCGAGAAATTCATCGGCGGCCGCTGCCTCGCGCAGGCCCTCGATGCGCGCCCGCGTCTGGTTGACGTTCTGCCGTGTGCAGCCGACCGCGCGCGCCAGTTCCGCGTTGTTGATTTCGATCTCGACCGCCAGCACATAGAGCGCGATGGCGCGCAGCCGGCCGGCGTTCACATGAGGCCGCTGGCCGTGGCTCGACTGGCTGCCGAGCGCCGCCAGCACCGCCACATCCGCATTGATGCGCTCCGCCAGCACGATCTCGACCACGCGCACGAAGGCGCGCAACGCTGCGGGCTGCATCGGCACATGCCAGTTCCAGGCCGGATCGAGCGTGGCGGCCAGCCGCTGCAACGTGATCTGCCGTCTCGGATGATCGGCCGCCTGCCCGCTTCTGATCGCGGCCCACGTCGAGCGCGCCACGCCGGCGCGGCCGAGCATAGTCATGACGCTGACGCCGGCCGCCTTGCGCTGCCGCTCGATCGCCGCGAAGCTCAACAGCGCGCGCGCCGAGGCCGATCGCTTGGGCAACTCCGCGCCGATGTCGGCCGTGGCTGGCGCCAGCATAAGCTCACCTGTTGAAGGCGCGGCGGAGCGCGTCGCCGTCGCTGCGGGAATTATCGACCACCAGCAGCGGCTTGGTGCGCGGCGGCTGGCAGAAGCGGGCATGATGGAAGCCGCTGATTTCGCGGTCGGCCTGCTCGGCGGCGTCGAGCGTGAAGCGCTCGATGCGGATCACCGGCAGATAGATGACCTCGGCGCTCATCGGCCGTCCCGTGTTTGTTCGGTGGTCGAAACGCGCGCGTCGCGTTCGGCGCACATGACGCGAAACATATCCTCGCGCACCACCGGCAACAGCACGCCGGCAACCTGGCAAAACAGCGGCGCGCGGCTGCTGTCCATCGCGCGCGCGTTAATAATTTTTATGAGCACGTCGGCCAGCAGGATTTCGTGGCTGCCGACGATACGCTCTCCCTCGCTTGGCCGCGCAATCCGCTCGCTGACTTCCTCGTGCAGCAAAACAAGGTCTTGCGAATCGGCGGTCGCCGTCAGCGCGTTGCGATTGATCGCGCGCTCGGCGGCGTCGATCAGACGGACGAGCACATTGGAAAGCGTTGCTGTTGCCATCGTCTAGCCCTTGGCATGGTGGTGAATAATCATCACGCACGCACGCTCCTGTACCGCGCAGGTTTGCGCGCGCAGTACCCGTGTCGGATTACGCTCCATCCATTGCGCAATCAGACTAGCAATGTCGTTCTGCAATTTCGGCGGCCACGTCTCGAAGCGCAGGCCGGCGCGCTCATGCTCATAGAGCCCCGCCACGATTTCCAGGCGGTCGCAGCCGGCAAGATCGAGCGCGGAAGCGGCGATTAGTTCCGGCTCGGCGCCGGCGAGATCGCCCGCGGTCATCGACCGTATGGTGCAATCGGCCATCAGCGCCGCGTCCGCATGTGCTGGCTGCGCGGGCCCTGGCCTGGGCCGCCGTACCACCAGTCGGAAATCGACTGCAAAATGTTGCGCGGCGCCGGCGCGTTCACCGTGACAGTCACCGGCACCGCGTCGGCGCGCCGCGATCGGCGCTTGCGCGCGCGCTTGGCTTTAGGTTTTTGCATCGTAGCCTCCATGCCGGGTTGCCGTTCGGGTCGAGGGGCGCGCCGGCCGTGGCTAATCGGACATGCGCGCCCCTCTCCGTTCGCGCCCCTGCGACGGAGGGCGAACTGGAATTTTTAAGATCGGCGCCGCGCGCGGCGTTGACCGCCGCCGGGCCGAGGATCAGCCAGCACGCCAGCAGGGCAAACGTCAGACTGGCGACGATCCAGCGGTAGGTCTGGCGCATGTCCGGCTCGATCATGCCGCGCTCCGCTGCTGGAGCCGGTCGGGGCACATGGCGACGGTCGCCGCCTCCAACGCCGCTTGCGGATGCAGCCCGGCCAGCCGGCGCGCCTGTTGCTCCTCGGCCTTGAGCAAGGCGGCCTGCAACTTTTCAAGGGTGGAGTGGCGCGGATCGGAGCTGTCGCTCAGCACCAGCCGCACGGTATTGACGTTAACGCTGGCTAATCTGGCGAATTCGCCCCGTTTGAGGCCCAATTTGGCGGCCCGTTCCGCGATCTGCTGTGGACCCATCGCCCAACCCATGATTTAATCTGCAAGTATGCAGACGAAAATCTGATTTGCGGGCGTTGGTCAACAACAAAGTTTACGGTCATGTACAGCGTGAGCCTACTGCATATTGCGCCTCCGGTGCTGATACCCGGAGAGCGCGCAGTGACAACGATTTCCCGATCGATTGCAAAGAAACAGCTTCAAGACCGGCAGCGCGCCTGGCTGCAACAGGTCATCGACGCCACCAAGATGAAGCCAGCACAGATTGCGCGCGAGGCCGGCGTTAGCGATACCACTTTGTCTCGACTTTTAAGCAACCCTGAGTATTCAGGCACCCTTTCAGAGGTTACCATTGAGCGCATAAAAACTGCGTATGGAATACCGGGGCCGGCGGAGGGGCAACAAAAGTTAGGGAACTCCTTGATCCTTGCGGAAGGTGAAAGACTTGATCCGGTTGCGCTTGACCAGAAAATTGCCAAGGCCATAGAAGCCCTCAGCAGCAACGATAAAACCATCGAAGTCTGGCGGCTGCGGTCGAGCGCGCTGGAAGGCGACGGCTATTTTCCCGGCGACTTGCTGCTGGTCGAGATCGGCGCGCTGCCGCGGCCGCATGACGTGATCTGCGCCATGGTGACGGAATGGGCGCGCGGCGGCGCCGAGACGATTTTCCGAAAATTCGACCCGCCGTTCTTAACCACGTCCGCCCCGCGTGGCGTCGGCGGCAAACCCATGCTGATCGACAACGACCGCGTAAAGCTGACCGGCGTGGTGGTGACCAGCATCCGCGACCATCGCCTCTCGGCGGCCTCCTGAACGCCGCCACGGGCCTGCCCACATCGCCGCTAAGCCATTGTTTCACGTGAAACAAAACAGAAACATTTCTGCATACTTGCAGATTTAATTCTGCATAGTATGATCCGCGTGTCGGCATCAGCCGATACAACTGCGGAGGTCGATCGTGGGGCGGGCGTCGCCGAGGAAACCGAAACAGACGTCGGCGTCCGCCCTGATCGAGCGCCAAGCGCTGGCGCTGACGCCGCCCGATATCTACGCCCTGCAACACATCGTCGCCTGTTCGACGTTGTACCGCTTCGGCGCGATGTACCGGCTCGACCGGCCCGATGGCAGTGGCGAGCTCCATCCCATATCCGCCGCTGCGGTCTGCCGTCTGGACGCCTTGCGGCTGGTGCGCGTTGTCTTTGGCGCCCGCGTGTTCGGCTCTCCCAGCTACGTGCATGAAACCGAAAAAGGCTTCGCCGTGGCGCGGCTGTTCGGCTGGCCTACGGTCTGGCGCGAGTGGAACGAAATGCCAGTCGCCGCGCTCGGCGAGCGCATGGCGAAGGTGGCCGCCCGTGGCTAGCCGACCTTACTATGCCGCCAAACAGATCGCCGGTTTTCTCGGTGTCTCGATGGACAGTTTCTACAAGCGCCCCGTGCGCGAGCGCTATTACACCGATCCCGACATCGCGCTGCCGCGGCCCTATTGCGCCAAGCCGCTGCGCTTCGACCGCTCGGCCATCGACGCCTGGCGCGGCCGCTTTCATCCAGCGCTGGCCGCCATGGCAGCGCCGGCCAACGACCGCGACGCCGCGCCGCCGGGCCGCGACGCGTTGGCCCGTCACTACGCCGCCCGGCGCGGCGCCTAGCCATGACGTCCGCCCTGATCTATTCTCCGCGCACACAAGGTCATCCTGCACATGGCCGATATCAATCTGCCGTACATCGATTGGCGTGAGGGGCGGCCGCGTTTTGTCGCCGGCCCCGGCGCGCGCAAGCTCGGCTTCAAGGGCGAGGACTTAAAGCACGCCGATGGCCGCTGGCTGTCGCTGGAGGAAACCGCGGCATGGGCGCAGACGCGCCAACAAGCGATCGGCGCGGCACGCGGCAGCGGCAAGAAGATCAAGCGCCCATCGCCGCCGCGCGGTCACAGCGTCGCCGATCTGCTGGAGGATTTTCTCGCCGCCTTGCAGCGCGGCGAGCCCGGCCCCAACGGCCAGCCGCTTTCGATCGACGGCATCCGCAGCTATCGCAAGGCCGCCAACGCCATCATTTATTTGCCGGAAAGCCGCGCCGACGCCAAGGCGCGCCGCGCCAAGGAGCGCGCCGCAAAATTGCTCGGCCTCGATCCGCAGGAGCGCGAGTGCGAGCCGTTCGGCCGCGCCGACATCGCCGCCATCGGCAAGGTCGAGCTCAACGAATTTTTTCTCACCGCCAAGCGCGAGCGCGGCCACCACATGGCCTTGAGCATGGTGTCGGTTTTTTCCGCCGCCTATACGTGGGGCGGCACCGCGCCGCATTGGCGGCTCGGCGCCAACCCGCGCAAGGAAATTAAATTCGCCCGGCCCGATGGCCGCATCGTCATCTACAGCGCCGAAGAATTCGCCGCCATGGTCGCGGCCGCCGATGCCTGCGGCCGTCACTCGATCGGCGACGGATTATTTCTCGGCATCGACACCGGCCAGCGCCAGAAGGACCGCTTGCGGCTCGCCGACGAAGGCATGATCGACGGCCGCCGCCGCTTCCGCCAGTCGAAAACCAAGATGGTGGTCGAGATCAAGGAGACGCGCCGGCTAGCGCAACGGCTGGCCGAGGCCAAGGCGCGCACCGCCGCGCTCAAACTTAAATTCGGCACGCGCGATATGGAAATCGTGCTCGATGAAACCACCGGCCGGCCTTACGACAGCACTACCTATCGCCACGTTTTTGCCGAGGTGCGGGCGCTGGCCTGCAAGGGCAACAATGAGCTCGGCAAGGAACCTAAATTGCCGCCGTGTCCGTCACTGCAATTCACCGATGAGCGCGACGGCAAGATCAAGTTCAAGACCGATCAGGACTTGCGCGATACCTGCGTCACAAGGCTGTACCGCGCCGGCAACGACATCATGGCGATTTGCGATATCACCGGCCACAGCTACAAGTCGGCGCAGACCATCATCGATCACTATCTGGCGCGCGACCGCGTGCGCGCCGACGTGGCGATCGATAAACTGGAGGCGTGGATGGCGAAGGAGCAGGCGGGATGATGGCCGCCTTGACAAATAACTCGGTTTAGATGCAGCCTGTGCCTCGGAGCATGATAACTCCTGTCACAGAGCGGTGCGCCGGCGGCCCGAAAGGTCGGCTTCCGCGACAAAGGTCCGGGGTCCCTGCGTGTATGTCCAGGGCGAAAGCCTAAAGGCGTAGGGCACTTCTCTGTGAGTGTTATCAGCCCCGGAACCGCACGCATGATAACCGCGCGGCTCCGCATTCTCACAGAGGAGCGGCCCATGTCCGTCGTCCAATTTCCCCAACGTGAAAAGCAACTCATTGACCTCGATGTAGCGGTCATCAACATCACCGCGATCGTCGATGTTCTTAACATGGTCGATCAGGTCGAGCCCGAAAAACACCGCAAGCAATGGCGTAATGGCATCGTCTGGCTGCACGGCTGTCTTGCGGTGAGCGTGGAGCGCATAGCGCAGCTTGTCGAGAGCCTACCCCGGTGAAGCATCCGGTGAAATACATCGTCTGGCGCGGGGGACGGCCCAGGTTTGTGCCGGGGCTGCACCTGCGCCGGCGAGGGTTTCGCGGCGAGAATTTAATCCATCCAAACGGAGAGTGGTTCACCGCCGAGGAGGCCGAGCACTACTCGGCGCGGTTACAACAGGAAATTAGGCGCGGCCGCGGCAAGGCGCTTGCAGAAGTGCTCCGTCAAGAAAAACCGGATATCTCTTATCCGCCGCAGCCGCGGCAGCGCCGTTCACAGCGGTCATCATCAGGTCGAGTAGGCTATGTCTATTTTTTAAAATGCGGCACGGTGATGAAGATAGGCTTTTCATCCAATCCGTTTCAGCGCCTCCGCGCCCTCAATACGGGACTGGCCAATGAGATAGATTTTTGCATAACCCGCATCGGCACCATGAAAGACGAGAAAAAATTGCATGCGCGACTGCTCAAACACCGCTTCAAGGGAGAATGGTTTTTTTATAACAGCGAGGTCGAAGAGGTGATGATGGTCTATTTTTACGAGCTACTTTACCCGCAAAAATAGTCGCCAGTCTCAAAATCACCAGTCTCATGACGTTTTTTTGTTCTCCTAAGAAGCCATTGTTATTGTGATGATTTTGCTGGTGGGCGCACCAGGGCTCGAACCTGGGACCCGCTGATTAAGAGTTAACGCGAGATCGGCCGCGCTCAAAGGCTTGCCAGTCTCATACCGCTGCTTTCCGCGGCTTTCCGCAGCGTCAGTCTCACAGCCAGTCTCACGAAAAAAGGGCGGCCTCGCGGCCGCCCTCTGCACGTTGTCGAGCCTGACGTCAGACGAACGACGCCGCCGCGATCTCATCCCAATCGATGCCGCAGGCCCATGTCCAGGTGCCGGTCGCCGGCACCGTTGCCTGGATCACAAAACCTTCGCCGCCGCCGGCCAGCACCAGCGGCCATTCGTCCGGCTGCTGGCGGAACACCTCGGTCTGTTCCGGCAGCATGGCGGCAAAGGCCGCGTTGGCGACCACGCCCGCCAGTGTGCGGAACGGATTGGCGTCGAGCGTGCGCGTGCCCGCCGTCAGCGTTGCCGTCGCCGATGCCTGGATCGCCGCCTGCGTCGTGCCAAACGAGGTTCGCCGCTTGGCGTTGTTGGTGGTCAGCGTCACCGCGCCGCCGCCGGTGTCCTGCACGGTGAAGGCGCGGGCAGCGAGGAAGTCGAACACGAAATTGCCGGCGGCAAAGCCGGTGCCGAGGTTCCATGCGCTGAACTTGATGCGCCGGATCAGCGCCAGCGCCGTTGCCGGCGTCGTCGGTTTCCACATGAACGCCAGGATCGGCGC